ACACCATTTGAGCATAGGTCATATGGGGAAGAACTAATATTATGCCAGAGATATTTTCAATGGATTCCCAAATACACATTTATGACAGCAGTTGAAGTTGGAGATTCCTCAGTAAGAGGTGGTATAGATTTGGCTACTAATATGAGAGCAAATCCAGCAATAGGTAGTCATAATTTAACAAGATATGATGATGACGATAATACTTTTTCTAATAAAACTCCTGTTGTTTTTTCTAATAGTGGTGACAATGATCCACAAGAACCAGAAGCAGGAGGTCAAAGTGGGCATCTTGCTCTTGCTTACAATTCTATTATGAGTGGGGGAACGGATAATCATAATGTTACTACATTGTTTAGTACTCAAGCATCTCTTGATGCAGAATTATAGGAGTGAATTATGAAAATAACTAAAGTTATTAATTCAAGGGATGAAAAAACAAATAACGTAATGGGGTATATAGTAACAATTAAATCAAAAGATTTTGGTGTACCACTAGACCCTGACAACAGACACTACCAAGCAGTCCAAGAATGGGTCAAGATAGACGGAAACTCCATAGAGGATGCAGATTAGAGGTATTTCCCTTTTTATAAATACTAACAAAGGGGAATATTATGCCATCTCAACAACTTGAGTTGAAATCAGACATTACCAATCTTTTCAAAGACCTAGAGTCTATTGCAAAAGATACTAAAGTTAATGCACCTCATGTTCCCAAGATAGAAAAATCAGATATTACAGAACTATTTTCTGGACTCAATGAAGCTCACGAAGAAGCAAAGATTGAGGTTGAGTTACGTTTATCACTAGAAGAAAAAAATGAATTAGACATAATTACTAATCTTGCAGATACCTTTAATGAAATTACAAAACCAACTGCACAATGGCCTAACGAACAACCACCAGAACATTACCCAAAACCAGTTGACGAGAGTGCAAAACTACAAGAACTTGAAGAACTATTTTCCACAATAACAGAACCAAATTCTGAAGATATTGTCGTTGATGAGATTAAGGTAGACACGATATCTGAAGAACCTACTTCAGTAGAGAAAACTGCAAGTATGATTGACAAAGCAATTATTCATCTGGATAGTCTAGAAGAAAAGACTGAAATTTCAGAAGAAGTCAATCAGATTGCAACTCTACGAAAAGAATTTGATAACTTTAGATCACTTATTGCACAACAAATTGCATCATCACAAATGTCTGGTGCTGGTGGTGGTGAAGTTAGACTTGAGTTTATGGATGATGTCGATAGAGACTCAGTAAAAGTAGATGGTAAGTTTTTAAAGTATCAAGCATCTACTGGTAAATTTATTGGTGCAGATACAGTATCCATAACAGATGAACAACTAGAAGACGTTGTTGGTGCAATGGTAAGTAGTAATACTGAAAGTGGTATTTCAGTTGCTTATGATGACACAAACGGAAAGTTAAATTTTACAGTTGGTACACTTAATCAAGACACAACTGGAAACTCAGCCACAGCAACTGTACTAGAAACTGCGAGAACTATTGGTGGTGTGTCATTCAATGGTAGTGCAAACATTAACTTGCCCGGCGTCAATAGTGCTGGTAATCAGAACACAACTGGTTCAGCTGCAACTCTAACAACTGCAAGAACTATCGGTGGAGTTTCATTTGATGGGTCTGCAAATATAAATCTTCCTGGCGTAAATACTTCTGGAAGTCAAGACACAAGTGGTAACTCTGCAACTGCTACTGCACTCGAAACTGCACGAACAATACATGGTGTAACTTTTGATGGTTCTGCAAATATAGATTTGTCTGAAGTTGTCCAAGATACTGTAGGAGCAATGTTCAGTAGTAATACCGAAACAGGCATTACTGTAACATATCAAGATGGAGATGGCACTATTGATTTGGTAATTGGAACTCTGAATCAAGATACTACTGGAAATGCAGCTACAGCAACTGTATTAGAAACTGCTAGAACTATACATGGGGTTTCTTTTGATGGTAGTGCAAATATAGATTTATCAGAGGTTATTCAAGATACTGTGGGTGCAATGTTTAGTAGTAATACTGAAACAGATATCGCAGTTACATATCAAGATAGTGATGGAACAATAGACTTAGTTGTAAGTGGAATATCTGGAAATGCTGGAACAGCAACTGCATTAGAAACTGCAAGAACTATTGCTGGTGTATCATTTGACGGAACTGCAAACATTAGTATTGCAAGTACAAACTTATCAGATACAAGTTCAATCGCACTCCTGACTTCTTCACAGACACTAACAAACAAGACTTTAACAAGTCCAGTTATAAATACTGGGTTAAGTGGTTCTGCATTTTTAGATGAAGATGATATGTCAAGTGACTCTGCAACAAAGGTTGCATCACAACAATCAATCAAAGCTTTCGTTGATGCAGTAGAATCAAGAACTAGAGCATTTGCAATTGCGATAGGTGCTGGACTTTAATATTGACTAAATAGTAGATAAAGGAAACAACATGGCAATACCAACTACTAAATCGACATTCAAAGAATATTGTCTAAGAAATCTTGGAAAAGGTGTCATTGACATCAATGTAAGTGATGACCAAGCAGATGATAGAATAGATGAAGCACTACAATACTTTGCACAGTATCACTATGATGGTATTGAGAAAGTATATCTAAAACATCAAATCACACAAGAAGACGTAGATAGGTCTAAGACTAACGAAACCTCAACTGCAACAGATTCTAAAGATAGTTCTATAACTGCATCATTTTTAGAGGGTAAAGGGTTTATTCCAATGCCATCAGCTGTTGTTTCTGTTATACAAATATTTCCATTTGACAATGTTGCAACAAATAATATGTTTGATATAAGATACCAACTAAGATTAAATGACTTGTATGATTTTAGTTCTACTTCAGTTATACATTATCAGATGACAATGGAACATCTAGATTTCTTATCACACATTCTTGTTGGAGAAAAACCTATACGTTTTAATCAACACCAAAATCGTTTGTATATAGATATGGACTACGAAAATGATATTGATGTTGGAGAGTTTATAATTATAGAGTGTTATCGTAAAATAGACCCAGCAACTTACACAGATATATTTGATGACATCTATCTTAAAAGATATGCAACTGCTTTGATTAAAAGACAATGGGGTGCAAACCTTTCAAAGTTTTCTGGTGTTGCAATGTTGGGTGGTGTAACTATGAATGGTGAAACTATATACTCACAAGCACAAGAAGAAATAGAAAAATTAGAAGAACAAATACAATTGTCATTTGAGACTCCAATAGATTATATGGTAGGATAAGTAAATGGCTGTCAATAGTGCATTTCATACAAATAATCTTCACTCTCTCACAACGGAGAGAAGTTTATATCAGAATCTAATCAAAGAAGCAATTCAGATTTATGGACATGATGTGTATTATGTCAATCGTGAAACTGTAGCTCTTGATAATGTTCTTGGAGAAGATGCACTATCTAAATATACAAATGCAGAACCAATCGAAATGTATGTAGAAGATTCAGAGGGTTTTGGTGGTGATAAAGAAATTATATCACAGTTTGGATTAGAAAATCGTAATGAGATTACCTTTGTAGTTTCCAAAGAACGATTTCAAGAAATGGATAGTCAAATTAATTTAGAAGAAGGCGAGGGTTCTATTGCATTAGAGGATGGAAGTATAGATCAAACTGATAATTTTTCCACAGTTAGTACACTTACTGGGAACTTTTATATATTACAAGATATTGCTACAACAGATGCAGACAGACCACAAGAGGGAGATTTAGTTTATCACCCTATCTTTGAAAAGATGTTTGAAATAAATTTTGTGGATGATGATGAACCTTTTTATCAACTAGATAATAAACCAGTATATAAACTAAGATGTAAGCAGTTTGAGTATGCTTCAGAAGTTATTGACACAGGTATTGCAACTATTGATGCAATCGAGGGTGACTTATCTACTGACTCAAGACAATATCAGATTACACTTGAAAACGAAGTCGGTTCTATCCAGTTAGAAAATTCAGCTGATACTGGTGGTGCATCTTTCATAATTACAGAAGACTACATAGTAGGTGATTATGATACAGATAAGACTTCACAAAATGAATTATTCGACCAACTTGACGATACAGTATTAGACTTTTCTGAATCAAATCCATTTGGTGATGTAGGGAGTGCCACATAATGTTAGGACAACAATTTTACCACGAAACAGTTAGAAACGTAATCGTTGCGTTTGGAACTATGTTTAACAATATCAACATTGTTCGTAAAGATAACAACGGAACAATTACACAATCAATGAAAGTACCACTTGCATATGGGCCTAAACAAAAATGGTTGACTCGTTTAGATGCAGACCCATCACTTGGAAGTGCAGTTGCAATTACTTTACCTAGACTTGGTTTTGAGATTGGATCATTGTCATACGACTCAACTCGTAAACTAAATCGTGTACAAAAATTTAAGAAAGTAAAAAGTTCCAGTTCAAATGCAAACAAACTGGACACACAGTTCATGCCTGTTCCATATAACATGGATATTACTCTGTACGCAATGGCGAAGAACTCTGATGATGCGTTACAGATAGTAGAACAGATACTACCATTCTTTCAACCAGACTATACACTTACACTTAACGACATGGCAGATATGGGTATCAAAAGAGATGTACCTATTATTCTTAATGATGTGAGTTATGAAGATAACTATCAAGGAGATTTTGAAAGTCGTAGAGCAATAATCTACACTATGGGTTTCACTACAAAGTTTTATCTATACGGCCCAGTTACTTCATCAAGTGTTATCAAAACTGTACAAGTCGATCAGTATACAGACTTACCAGCAGTTACACCAACAAGAGAACAAAGATATTCTGTTACACCAAATCCTGTTAGTGCAGATGCAGATGATGATTTTGGATTTAGTGAAACTAGTTCTTTCTTTCAAGATGCAAAGAACTTTGATACAACTAGTGGATCAGATGTTAAAAAAGGTTAGTTATGAAAGACCCATTTTCAGATATAGATAAAGCTCTTGGTGTATTTGATCCAGTAGAAACTGCGATTCAACAAAATAATATTGTCGTTCCTAAAAAAGTTGTCAAAAGTAATGAAGACGATATAGAGAATGATTATAAATACCAAAGAGAAAATTTCTACGGACTTGTTGAAAGAGGTCAAGATGCTATAGATGGTATTTTAGAACTTGCAAAAGAGGGTGAACACCCAAGAGCGTATGAAGTCGCTGGAAATCTCATTAAACAAGTGGCTGAGGTTACGGAGAAGTTAGGTGACTTACAAGAGAAAATGCGAAAACTTAAAGAAGTACCTAATTCTGCACCCAAGAATGTCACTAATGCATTGTTTGTTGGTTCGACTGCTGAATTACAGAAAATGCTAAAAGGTAAGAGTGATGAGTGATGCTACATATCTTGGAAATCCTAATCTTAAACGAGCGAATGTTCAGCAAGAATGGACTAAAAAACAACTATTTGAATACAAGAGATGTATGGAAGACCCTCTGTACTTCATACAGAGTTATGTAAAAATTGTATCACTTGATGAGGGTTTAGTTCCTTTTAAAATGTATTC